ATTTTTTTGATCTTGACCTATGTCTGCAATCACACCTTCAAGAGCTATATCTCTTTTAACATCTTGTCTTTTACTCATGTCTTTAAATAATTGACCTGTAGGTGCTTGAAAAGCTTTTGCTACATTACCTAGTAATCCACCGCCACCAGTTTGTGACATTGTATTTAGACCGCCTTGTATTAGTAATTGTGATATTGGATCGAAAGCAGGTTCAGAAAATTGTTCAAGAACTTTTGTAATTCTTTCTGAAGGTCTAGGTGTTCCATTATCATAGTTTTCTCTCATGACACCTGTCATGATACCACCACCGACTTCACCGCCTTTTCTAAACATTGGTCGTCTTAAAGTTTTCATTATCTAGGCCTCAATGCTCCATAGATTCCTGCAAGTGTAGCACCTGCACTTAATGCAGTTTGTGCCATGCTAGGAGAAGGAGCCATTTTTGTTACTTGTGAACCAGGATATCCTGCAATCAAACCTGTAATACCACTACCTAAAGCTTGTGCTGCTTGTAGTGGTTGTTGTAATTGTGCTTGAGCTAACTGTTGTTGTGCACCTAGTTCAGCTTGTGCTTGTGCTTGTGCTGCACCTCCTAAAGTCTGTAAACCTGAAATTTGTTGACCAGCTAATGCAGGTGAAGCTTGCGCTAAATTCATTTGTCTTGAAAAGTCAGCTCCAGCTAATTGTTGTGCTTGACCAAAACCTTGTTGTAATAATTGTGCTTGTAATGCAGCTCTGTTTCTATCTGACATTGCTTGATATTCTGCTTCAGCAACACCTTGTCTACCACCACCAAAAGCTCCTGCTTGGTAAGCAGCTTGACCAACAGATCCTAAACCTTTTTGTGCTTGTATATCAAAATCTTGTAGTGCTGTTTGAATAACATCTCTTTGATAAGGAGACATAAATTCTCTATATGCATCTGGACCTGTTCTTGCTGCTGCAGTTTGTAAAAAAGGTTGATATGATCCAAGACCTTGAGCGCCTGTTGCAATTTGCACTGCTTGTTGTGATAGTGGATCTGTGCCTGCAACAAACTGTTTTCCATATACTTTTGAAAGATCAGCACCTTTTAAACCACCAACAGCTGATGTAAGTTCTGTTAAAAATGGTTTTGCCGCTGCTTCTAAAAATTCTGGTAATTCTGTTCTTGTAGTAGTTACTTCAGCCATTAAACTCTACCTCCGTTTTCTAATTTTTTCATCATATCGTACATACGTTGTGCACCTACATTGACGTTACCGTCACCCATTCCTCTTACAGCATCAGCTGTAAATACAAATTCATTATTTGAAAGCATCGCAGGGATGTCGTCTGCCTTCTCTTTTACACCAACTGGAGGAATAAATCCACCTGTTTCTCTTAAATCTAGTTCTTTTACACCTGCAGGGTTTTCGTTCATGGGTAGACCCATGATGCCTGACGCCTGCATTGCGTTCTGTTCTGCAGTGTCTCCATAGGCAAAACCCATTCTACCACCATTAGCCATCTGTCCTCTAGCCATATCTTGTGTGTATTCAGCTGTATCTTTGTCTGTTAATTGTTGTGCTTGATCATCTGTGTATCCAAGATTCTTGTAGTTCTCAAATAAATAACCTTTTAATGCTGGTATGTTTCTAGTTAATGCTAGTGCATTTTCATCACCTTGTTCTGCTTGTGCAAGAAGACCTGTTAATAAACCACCAGTAGCACCTACCTTTAACATTGATTTACCTTGACCTCCTGAAGTTAAAAATTCAGGTAGTGAAAAACCTCCTAAACCAAGAAAAGGTTTACCACCTGCTAGCATAGGAGCAAAGTTTAAAGCGGCTAAACCTAATAATGGATTTTTCTTAACAGTATTAGCAACACCTTTTACAGCGCTTTTAACACCTTTAGTAATGGACTTTAGAAGTCCTCCTAATCCGTATAATTGTCTTGGCATTTGTCCTCTAGAAATTGTCATATTTTATTGTACTACAGTTTTGTCTGCCCTCCAAGTGGTAATGCTTCTACAGTTATACGTACATCTCTTTTTATATCATCAGAAGTGGTATCTGTGTTAGGATTTTGTACATCCTGCATAGCTTCTGCATCAGAATTATATTCTTGACCAGTTCTCTTATTAGTTAACGTTACCTCTGTTTGAGGTGTAATAATTTTAACGGCTTTACCGTTTATGATTTCAGTTCTTTCCGATGCTTCTGTTTCTATAAATGACATATTAATCCCTGTTTATTTCTAATATTGCACAAGTGCCTTCAAAGATATTACCTGAAGCAGCTTGTAATTGTAGTTTATCATTTTCTTCTAATATAATAGATCCATCTGATACAGATTGTGAATTGCCTGCATTGACAGTGTGCTCTGCAAATTGAAATGCTGTAGTTGCAGAGTTATCATATATAAAAGCTTTTATCTCCGTGTTACCAGCTCCAACATTTGCAACATGTATGTTTTGAATAATCGCTCTTGAATCAGATGGAGCTTGATATACATCTGTTACATCAGTTGTTGATAAATCAAATTGAGCGTTTTTATAAATATTTGCCATTAGCTATTACTTCCTGAAGACTTAAACCAAGAATATCTTTCAGCCTCTTGTTTTAGTTCGTTTAAAAATGTAGAGTTCAATTGATCTTTCATAATTGTTAATGCTCTATTGATTTGTTTTTGATTTGACAAATCATATTCTGGTTTTGGTTCTGGTATTCTAACATTTATCTTTGCCATTAGAAGAAACTCGCTGTATCATCAGTAGCATAGCTACCTCTATTTCTGTCAGGTATATCTGAAGCACCTCTTCTAGGACCAGTACCACCCTCGTCTCCATAACCACCGCCTCCAGGACTTGTTATTTGTCGCTGTTGCTGTCTATATGTATCTTTAATTCTCTCTGCTTCTATGTTTCTTGCATCAGCCTGATCAATTGATGTTTTAGCTTTGTTAAGATCCACAATAGGATCCTCCCTATCAGGAATAGTTTCAATACCAGTTTTTGGTTCTGTTAAATTTTTAAATGCTAAAAAGTTTTGAAAAGTGGTATCAGTTATTCCTGTTGGAAGTGTGAGATCTAACTTATTTTCATAAATGTCATAA